ATTGGGTTGGGTACTTATTTCCTTTATACGGATGCGTTCCTATACTCAACGCAATCGGCGGTTGCTTTAATTCTTCTTCTATATTGATAAATGTGCTATCAAACATTTTTAGGAAATCCATTCCTAACGGCTCGGCATCTAATTTAAACTGTGGTATCTCTATCATGGTAAATTCTTATAATGGTTTATTGCTTCTGTTATTTGATTATTCAATCCTTTTTCGACTTGTTCGTATTCCCAAATTCCTTTAAAATATTTCGTGAAATCGGCTTGGTTTTGCTTTAACAATTCATTGTCCTTTTGTTCTTCGGCATCGGTTCTAAATGCGGGATGCTTTTCTGTCAAACCAATTTTTCTTGAAAACCTATTCATTTCGTAATCATTAAGTGCTTTGTGGAATATCTCGTAATGGTTGGCTATTGGCAATTTAAGGTACTCATGTATTTTGCGTTGGGCAAATTTAGTGTCTTTGTAATATTCGATTTCTTGAATGAAAACATGACAATACAACTTCGCAAATAAATACTGTTCATGAATTGATTGTTGCTTTTGTCTATTTATCCATTCCACAATTTCAGTCATTGCTTTAAAATCATTCTGATTTGGATTGAAACTTCCGTTTTGTAATCTCCAAAACATTCTCTCGACGTTCTTTTCTAATGTCATAATCTTCCCGTATTGTTTTTCTGTTTGACTGTTGCACCCGCATCTTTCATGGTTGTAAACATCTCCATTTTATCGGCTCGTGTAATAAACTCCAACGTCAAATACTTCAACCCCGTTTCTATATGGTATTTGTCATTTGAGCATTTCTTAATTGCATCGATAATGTCTGATTTTGAATATCCCTCGGATAACCTCGCCCGAACTTGTCGCTTACATTTGTCATTGACAACCCGCACCTTTTTTCCTGTAATGGAATTGAACTTTGACAAAAATAAATCCCAATTAACCGTTAGGTTAATTTTATTAATGTCATTATCATTATCATTATCATTATCATTATCGGCTTGTTTTGGGTTTTCTTCACTTTCCAAAATAACCGACTGGGTTTCGTTGGGTATTTCTTCTATATTGGATTTTACTAACGGACGTCCGCCTTTCAAACCGTTAAGTCGGTTACGTTCCACTATACGGGTATATTTTGCCAAATCTCGTTTCAACGCCTGTTTAATAGGCTCGAATACCAATTCGACAATTAACTCGTCGGATACGGGTTCTAAATCGTTCACATATTGAAGTATGTGCTTTAATAACTTTCCCGCCGTTTCATTCGGTAACTTTTCTACCGTATTGATTAAATCGGCATACAATAAAAAACCTCTTTTATTCTCCGCCATTTTGCTTCGATTTGATTTTTGATTGTATGCGTAATAAACCGCCTATCAACTCAAATAATTGATCTTCGGATAACTCAACCATAATCGATTGAAATTCGGAAGCCGTTTGGATGCCAACTGTATTGTGGTTTGTTTGATAAAACTCGACCGTATCGGTCTGCCGTATTTTGCTACGGAATTTGTAAACTGTACTCATAATATAAATGTATTGATTAATGTAAACCGCACCTGTAAATGCTTGATATAAAATTACATAAGTATTTCGGCTATTCCAAATATTAAATATAATTTAAAATCGTTACAAATAAGGTTACGCAATGAAATTTCTTTGCAATTTACTTGCGTATAGTAATATGTCTTCGTATATTTGAATATAGAAATTTAAAAAACATCAAAAATGAATAATTCAAAAGACAAAATAACAGTAAGAGTACAAAGATTTGGAAAGTTAATTGTTACCCAATATATCCAAAACAAGAAAATAATTGAAACAGTAACCGAATACAAATAAAAATAGAAATCATGATATTATTAGAAACATCCGTAAGAGAAACCACATTAGCACAGAACATTTTATCCGACGTTAGATTGGAAAGAATTTTTGATTTGAGTATAGAGCAACAAGCATCAAATGTTTGGGTATTAGTTCCCGAGTTCGCATTTGATGACGAAATGTTAGAATTGACAGAAGATATTAGAAACGTATTGACACAGTCGGGTTTGAGAGAATTTGAGTTAAACATCCAAAATTAAGAACATGAGAACATTTGAAGAATTAAACCGCATCGAAAAAGTATTATTCAATTCAGCCAAAAATTTCGCATTGAAATTGGGCAAAACAGAAGAAGAAGCAAACCAAAAAGGTTTTGCAGAAGTCGAAAGAATTCACAGAATTTCAAACGAGGAAGCCAATACCGTTTGGGTAGATATTACAACAGGCAAAAAACACATAGCAAATTATTAATCAATCAATCAGTAAACCATGAAGAACCAAGCATTATTTGAAATTAAGAAAACGCAGACAGATTTTCCAAGAGTTAAAATCACGTCAAGCAAATTAGCGTATGATGTCATCCGCAAGTATTATTCCGATGACATAGAAATTTACGAAAGTTTTTTCATTTTGTTAGTCGATAGATCAAACACGACAGTAGGGTATGCCAAGATAAGTCAAGGCGGAATTGTAGGGACGGTAGTCGATATTAAATTGATAGCAAAGTATTGTTTGGATAGTTTGTGTTCGGGCGTCATTTTAGCACATAACCACCCAAGCGGGAATTTAGCACCGAGCGATGCCGACAAACAGATTACATCCAAAATCAAAAGTGCATTAGGGCTTATCGAAGTGAACGTGTTAGATCATTTGATTTTGACGGTAGACAATTTTTATTCATTTAATGACGAGGGAAATTTATAATGAGAAATTTAGTATCGTTTTTAGTATCGACAGTAGCAATGTTAACAGATAGTTTTACAGTCATTTTTTGGTGCGTTATGTTATTAGCATACATTCACCGCAATTTTATTTTTTCAATCATTAAATCAGAAATCAATGAAGCAATTAAAAGGAATGTTAGGTAGGTTTATTCAAGGAATGGTGCCTTGGAACAAGGGCAAAAAAGGAATACATTTAAGTCCCGAAACGGAATTTAAAAAAGGTCAATTTGTAGGCGAAACTCATCCGAGTTGGCAAGGTGGCGTTCAAAAAATGAAAAGCGATTGTGCGTACATTTGGGACGGTGCTAACGAAAGGGTAAGACGTCCGAAATTGATTTGGGAAGAACACTTCGGGAAGTTGCCAAAAGGGTATTTAATTTACCATAAAGACGGCGACAACAAAAACGACAGTATAGAGAATTTGGAAGCCATTACGAGAGCCGAATTATTGAAACGTAACAGAGCGAAAAATGGAAGATAAATTATACCCAAGCGTAACGAGAATACTTCAAGCAACCGTTCCACAATCCACACGAGAACGTTTGGAAAAGTGGAAGCAAAACATCGGGGAAGTTGAAGCACAACAGATACGGACTTCCGCAATGAAAAGGGGAGACGGTTACGATGCAAAAGTAAAACGCTTTTATGAGGACGGAATTGATACAGGGCATCATTCGTTGAACGTACTCTTAAAACAGTACGAGTGTCATTCAATGGAAAAAGGCGTCGTTTCAAAAAAGCATGGATATTACGGGAGATACGATATTATTTTTAAAGTCAATGAAATGCACGTTTTAAATGACTTCAAGGGTGCATCCAAACCGAAGCGTGAAGAATGGTTGGGAGATTACCCGTTGCAAATTAGTGCGTACGTCATGGCATTGATTGAGAACGGTCAAAAAATAGATTATGCAATGATTACAGTAATACTCGAAAACGACGTTCAAAAGTTCGTTTTTAGCATCCAACAAATCGAGTATTATTTTAGGTTATTTTTAAAGAGATTAGAACAATTTAACACACAAAATTTAGAACATGGAGAAAAGTAATGCGGGACGCAAACCATTAGAAAACAGAAACGAAGTTAGAAACATGCGGTTTCATTTTGTATTCTCGGAAAAGGAAGTAGAAAACATTGGCGGGAAAAGTGCCGTTTATGAATTAGTCAAAAACACAATCAGAAAACATATTAAAGATGAAAGCAAACTTTAAAATCAAGAACGGTCGCATAACATTGAATGGTAAGCGATATTTAGAAATGAATGACACCGAAAGACGCTTATTTGAAACGTTTATAAATTACAAAAAACAACAATTTTTTGAAGCAAAATCATTGCGTAAGTTAATTGTATTTTGTATTTTTATAGTATCAATTTTTAAACCAATATTATGAGTAATTACGACAGCGACGTTTTAGGCGTAGGCAACCCGATGCACCCAGCAAACCAAGAGGATTGCCAAGAAGAAGCAATGACAGTAGTCCAAGCGATTGACGAAGTCCGAGATCATTTCAATCCCGAAGTGGCTCAAACAATTGAAGATTATATCGACATTTTAGAACGTCGATTGAAACGCTCCCGAGAGCAACAAATTTCATTAAAAGCACATTTAAAGAGATTGTCAGAATTTGACGAAGCATTGTCGATATTCGGAACAATTACGTTTGATGAGCAAACCGAACGAACTCAAATTTTAAACAGTTACAAATAACCAAAAATCAGTAAATTATGTTAAGACAAGCAAGTCGCAAAAAAGCGAAAATTAGATTGGGATTGTCAGCCATTAGTGGCGGTGGCAAAACGTATTCAGCGTTGTTAATCGCAAAAGGATTAGCACATGGAGATTTCACAAAAGTAGCCGTCATTGATACGGAGAATGGTAGTGCAGATTTATATTCGCATTTAGGAGCCTACAACGTGTTCACGTTAAAAGCACCATTTACGCCCGAGAAATATCGGGAAGCAATATCCATTTGTGAGAACGCAAAAATGGAAGTAATAATCATTGATAGCATTACGCATGAGTGGGACGGCGAGGGCGGGATTTTAGATATATCCAATTCCATGACGGGAAATAGTTACACAAATTGGGCAAAGATTACGCCAAGACATAACGCATTTATTCAGTCGATTTTACAGTCAGATTGCCACGTCATCACAACCGTAAGACGTAAACAAGATTACGAAATGACAACCAATTCAAGCGGGAAATTAGTCCCTCAAAAAGTTGGATTGAAAGAGGTAACACGCGAGGGTTTTGAGTATGAATTGACGGTTAATTTAGAAATGGATACAAAGCACAATGCGGGTTGTTCAAAAGACCGTACAGGTTTATTTGTAGGCAAACCCGAGTTTGTACCGACGGAAGAAACGGGCAAAGCATTATTGGAATGGTGCGAAAGTGGAGTAGATGAAATTTCAAACGAAGATATGTTGAAGTCATGTGCCACATTAGAGCAATTAGCCGAAATGTACGGACGTTTGAGTGCAACCGAAAAGGCACGTTTGCAAACCGTAAAAGACGAAATGAAAGAAACTTTAACACCAATAGAAAAAACCAAGAAATAATGGGAGCATCAGCAAAAATGTTTTTAGCAACGTCGGAACAGTTGGCAACAGTTTATGATGCCACGTTCACAAAAAAAGAAGCCATTGAAACAGGCAATAATATCATTGCAGATATTTTGGATAAAGGCAACGTCGATAAGGTTGACGTATTGACAAACGTTACAAGGCTAATGGACGTGTTCGGCACAGTTCAATCAGCATTAAAAAAGGATTTACCGATTGAAAAATTCAGTAAAAATGGAATGGAGTTTAATTACGTTCAAGGCGGAGATATTCCGCAATTGGACGAAGACCCAATTTATGCGGAATTAAAAAAGGATTTGAAAGATCGGGAGGAATTATTGAAATTAGCAATCAAACAAGACGGCATCATTGATAAGTACGGTAATGATGTCCCAAGAGTAAGTACAAAACCAAAAGCATCTTATCACACAATTAAATATTAAATCATGGAAGTATTAGGAAAAATCAAGGTTATCAATGGAACAGTAAATGTATCCGACAGTTTTCAAAAAAGAGAATTAGTAGTAACGACGGACGAGCAATATCCACAGCATATTTTGGTTGAGTTCAATCAAGACAAATGTGCGGTTTTGGATAGTTATTCAATCGGTCAAAACGTTAAGGTAAGTATCAATTTGCGAGGACGTGAGTGGATAAATCCCGAGGGGATTGCGAAGTATTTCAATTCGTTACAAGGTTGGAGAATTGAAGCGTTATCGGAAGCAACGGCATCCGTCAATAATACAAAAGTGCATGATGCCGAAGTTTTAAGTCCATCAAATATTGGCGAAGAAGCCAAAGATGATTTGCCGTTTTAATTCAAAAAAACAGTATATTTGCAGAGTGAATTTTGGTTTATTCGCAGATTGTTTTAAATTTTGATAGAGAAAACCCGCATGTATTTGCGGGTTTTTTTTGTTAGAAAACTTTGTATTGAGCGACTATTCCGTAATTGACAAGACCATTGACTTGCAAAGTGGCATGACATCCAACGTCAATCTTTCGGGTGCAAAACAGTAAATTGCTATAAACAGTATTCGTAGTCAAATTGAAGTTATCGTTTCGCATCCCAACGTAAAGATGCAATTTAGGTGTCTTTAATTTGTCAATGATCTTCCGTTGGTTTTCAATAAGTAAATTTGATTGTTCTTTTTGGTATTCCAACTCATCAATAATTGACTTAAAAGACGTTAGTTTTTTGCTCTGCAATTCAATGACGTTATTTTGTTCTTTGGATATTTGACGGCATACGTCAAACCGAACAAGGTCTTTAACCACTTCCCGAGCCGTTTTTTCGGAAAGAACAACAATACTATCTTTCGTAACGGTCTGTGAAATACCGTTGGACGCCACTAATAGGCAAACTATCAACCATTTTAACTTTGACATATTCAATTTTTTTTAGGTATTTGATTTTCTCTACTTTCTTTTCGATTTCAATTGTTACAGTATCTACCGTTTTTTTAATCGTAGCGACCCTTTTTTCGCTTTCCAATATTCTTTGTTGTAATACTGCATTTTCACTCTGCAAACGGTCTATTTTAACGGCATAAGTAATACTACGTATTGCGAGAAACAATATCCCGAATACAACAATGGTTATTAAAGCACGTTCTTTCAATATTCTTGTTTCAAAACTATCCATGATCTATAATTTTACTTCAAAGTGCATCCAATCGTAATTCTTTTCCCGCCCAAGTGAAACAAAACCATGTTTGTAGAATATGTCTATCATAGGTTTGTATTCGGGACGGGCGAAACGAGCCGTTTTAGATGTTTCGTGAAGTTGGTTGCGTTCAGGGTCTAAATCAATTGCTATTCCCCATGAATGACGACTATAATCACTACCGCCACGCATAGCACGAAAATTAAAACATCCGCCAAATAAATCTATTCCCAATTCGCAAAGTTTGGCATAGCCGTAATGAGCCAATAAATCATTGAAAACCCCAAGAAAATCTTCGGCAATTGATTTGTGGCATCTCATTTTAAGCACTTTTGTATCCTTATCCCAAGCCAATCTCATTGGGTAAGGTAATTTTATTGTCGTTAAGTAACTTCCCTGTTGGTTTGGAACGCCAAATTTAGCCGTTGCTTGTTTTGTTGTTATCATGGTTCTATTTTATCGATTGTAGACTTAATTATATTTTGCATCCATTTTCTAATTGAAGATAAAAGCAATGTTACGACGTCAAAATTCTTAACATCCTTGCCCGTTTTTACGACATAGAAATTAGTAATGATTGAAAGTCCCTCGGATACCACTAATATTTTTAAAACAGCATCCAATATTGACGTAAAATCGTATGTCTTTGAAATTCCTTTCCCAACAAGTGCTATAACCATTGGAATAAGCAAAATTAGTAATTTACTACAAATTCCAAAAAATAAGACCTTAAAATCAAATGTTTTACCAAGCACAAATGACTTAACTACACCCGAAAAAGTGTCTATAAACATTAGCCAACAAAGAACTTGCACCACATCGGTATCTATATTTAAGAATATAAATGCTGAATATATTGCCGTTTTGATTTCGTTTACATGGGCGTTTGCTAATAAGAAAAAACCGTTTGATTTCATGACTATATTTGATTTTTTTTAAATTACAGTTTCTTCTACGTTGTAAAACGTGTTTTGGTCAAAATTATAATAAGGATTGATAAATTCGTCTGTTACGACTTCGTAAATTATCACTTCATTTTCCATTAAATCTATTTCAATTTCGTCTATAATTGAATACAGAACTTTTCCCGATGTTTGGTCTATTATTGTTCTCATTTTTATTCTGCTATTAAAGATATTGTGTGCAATTGCATTGAGCCAAGTGAAGTACCTAATTGAAACGCAACGATTAAATAATTGTCTACTGTTTTGTTAAAAGGAGTGTCTTGAAATGGAGGTGATGCTGGTGTCTGTGGTAATACATCAGTATATGTTGGATACGTACTATTTATTCCGCTTATGGTAGTTGTTTTGACGTTGAAAGTTCTTTCAAATGGAACAAAATTATTTCCGCTTGACGGAGCTGCTTTTCCCAATAATGTAGCGTTTGTTAATGAATTAATAGTGTTTGTATAAACAAATGGAAAGACCGAAGATCCCGTATTTAAACTTGAAAAAAAAAGTCTTAATTTTAATAGGTCATTTGCTACTAAATAGTTTGCAGGAATTAAAATGCTTGCCATTCCTGTTAGCGTAGTTACTCCCGACAATGAAAGTACATTTGTGCTTTGATATATCTTACGAATTCCACTGCCACCACCACTAATAGTTAAATTTCCCGCCCCTAAAATGCTATTACCATTGATAGTTTTAATATTGGTAGCGGATACTAACGTATTTTGTTTTGAAGTTGCTAACCCGCTATATTGTGTATTTGTGGCGTTGTCGCCCGTATTAGAACCCGACAAAGTCGTTATTCCTAATTTAGTTCTTATCCATGTAGCGGTTAATTGGATGTTCTTCCAAAGAGCAGTTGATGACTGATACTGTAAAAAATCTTCGTTTGCTAACGTTCCATTGATTGCGACATTGTGAAGTTCTTCTAATTCGTATCCGTTTTGAATTCTATAAACAATAGTACCTAAATTCGGAGTAGTCCTTACAACAGTGCCTATAAAAACCATGTGGTTTGGTGCGGATGGCTTTGTTTTAGTAACAAATCCCGCATTGATAGGGTCAAGATATAGTTTATCCCCGTCAAGTAATACGTCTGTCGTAAACGGGTTTGGATTGCCATTTGCAGCGTTTTTTGTATTTAAGTTTCCTATAGCCCCAATCGTAACGGCTTTACCGTCCGCATTGTTTAGAATATCTGAAACAATTACTCCAAAAGTTCCCGCAGAAGTAAGTTCAATATCTGCTCTTGCCTTAACGTAATTAGGTCTATTTCCCGTACTATTTTGAATATATACTACTGTTCCCGCATACAAAGTTACTCCCGTCGAATTTCTACCAATTGTAACCATTCGTGAAGCTTCGTCGACAATTCCGTCTCCGTCAGTATCAAAATTAACATAACCGTCAAGTTTTAATTTGTCTGCGGGAGACATCAAACCCGCATAAGTAGTATCCGCCAAAGTCAAACTTGCGTCTTGACCTGTATCGCTATTTACTGTCCCCCCGTTTGTTAATTTAGTATAAGATAAATTACATGGCAAAGAAGAACCATAACCAAGAGTATCTCTATTAAAAATAATCGGCAATAATGCTTGTTGTAATAAAGCAACACTCGAATATGTAGTTCCATTCAAAACTACGTCCGAAAACAATTCGTTTGAAACCAATTCGTCTCTACTATCGTAAGCGTTGTAAATAGTAATTCTATTGGAATATACTCTTGACAAAAAGTTTTTAAAGTATTCAATTCCGTTTAAAGAAAACCTCTGAATATTGACGGTATTTATCGTTGTCATTTTTATTCGATTTTAGAAATTGTCATGTTAATCTGTGAAGATTTTTGATTGTAAGGATACGTTTTCAAATACAAAGTCTGTGCGGGAGTTTCCATTCGCAAAAGGTAATTTTGTACTGATTGCCAAATTTTGAAACCACTATCTCTATTCATTTGATATAAGTCCTTTTTGGTTTTATCAGAAATTGGACGGCTATCAGCACCCTCTAATTTTTCAATTGTTGAGAATGGAGTGTCAATTGCACCCCCGTACATTTTTAGTCTTGCATAAACGTAAAAAGAAATTACAGTTTTAAGGCCGTAATTTTGAAAAGTCATATCAGAATATGTATAAGCATTTCCGTCTAATAAATCTTCAAAATCAATAGGTGTAGTCATTACCGCATTAAAAAGAAACTCCCCAAGTAATGGCTGAATATCTTGTATTTGCGTTTCAATGATTATAGCGTCTAAAACGTCGTCGTAAATAGTTTCACTTATTTGACGTACCGCAGAAATATCTGCTCTTGTAACTAATTTAGTCAGTAACATTTTGCTCTATTTTTGGAGTTAATAATGGTTGTACCGTCAATGCTTTTCCGTTAAAAGAACTGCATAATTTCCAAAGATCATTCAATAAATTTTCTACCAACTCGCGTTCTTTTGTTGTATTTTCCCAATACGTCTCTTTTGCCACACGCAAAGCGTCTCCACTATTACCAAGCAATGAACTGTCGGGAGATTTTACCAACGCAATTGGTAAATTATTGAAAGCCATTAGTATTTTGGTTACGGCACTATCCTCTGTAAATCGGAATAATTCGGGATTGATTGTGCTTTCAATATTTTTGAAAAGGATTGCTTGTTCCAAATTCTCTCCCGCAAAATCAACTTCCATGTGCATAACACCGCCCGCTTCCCCAACGCCTATAAATTTTTTAATACCCTCTTTGAATGTATCTCTTTCACTTTCAAGACGTTTCAAACGAGCAATTCCCTCTAATGACCTATCCTCATATAATTGAGCGTCAATTAATGGACGTGTAACGACAAGTGTCTTTCCAAAAAATCCACGTCGAAGCAATTCATTTTTATAAAGCGATGCTTGATATTCGTTGTCGCACTCAAAAGATACTGCGTCAATTCGACTTAACGGATAGAAATATTGACTATCCATATTGTAGTACATTATCTGTCCTTTGTAATTGTCGATGCCACCCGCTTTTTCAACTTGGTATGCAACTACTGTTTTGTCATTGTTGAAAACGTCAATAATAGAAACTTTATTCTTGTCGATTTTTGCACTCCAATCATGGTAGGTCAAAATCTTTCCGTTGTAAAGTTTGCTGTCTTTTAAGCCAATTCTACATTGGTTAAATGGAATTACTGAAAAATCAGAAACGTCAAAATTAGCGTCGTAATTAACATGGATAAAAACCCCTCTGTTATCCACAATATCTCGGGCAACGTCGTCTGCAATATCAATTAGTTTTAAATTGCCTATTTTGATGTTATTTGCTTCTCCAAAACCCTTACCCAAAAGGTACTGTATCATTGTGTTTGACGACATTGAAGCAGTAACGCTATTATTACGGAAGCGTTCCATTCGTTCGGGATAAGCATTGTCCTCACCATTTTTGTAGACTTCTAACTTTTTATCCCACTCTACTACTTTTTTGTAAATCGATAAAAGCGTTGTCTTAATCATGGTTATAGATTTTCAGATTTTTCTTCCGTTTGTATAGTTTCGATTTCTTTGGTTGGAATTTCAACAACCGCATCGATAATAGCTTCTTTTTTTACAGTTTTTTTACGCACTACTTTTGGCTTATCAATTGGATATGCTTCAAAAATTTGTTCTTTTTCAAAAACTTCCAAGAGTTTTTTAGCGTATTTATCGGTCAAATTTTGATTGTTTACAAAGATATTTGAGCCGAATTCTAAAGGAATATTATTGTATTTTTCTTTTAGAACGTATTGTGTTTTATTGGTATTTTTCATCTTGAACTTTATGGTTTTAAAAGTCGTTAAATAATTAGCGATACACCGTTTGCATCCCGCATTTAGTTCTTTTTCGCCTGTTAATTCTTCGTATTCATTTAAGAATATCTCCAAGTAGCGAACGCCGTTAGGAGTAACATTACTCAAAACGGCGTCAGCATCAAGGAATTCAAATTGAATTGACATTTATTCTATGTCAAGAACTTATTAGCGAATGCAGTAGAAGTCAATGCATAAGACGTTTCAAAAACAGAAACGATAGGCGTTGTTTCTTCGTAACCCTCTTTTGAAGCCAATTCGATTGAAACGTTACCGTCATTGTCATTAGAACCCCAAGTGCTAACCATAAGTTCTAACCCGCTATCGTAACCCGCCAATTGAAATGCATCCGCACTTGCAGAACCTTTCCATTTTAATTCAACCATAACGGCATAAAGACCGCCTGTTGACATTTCTAACAAACGAAGTTTATTTGCAGCAGTAAGATTTAAAATCATACCCGCAAAAGTGTGCTTATATTTATCAGGCCCTAATTCTTTTTTAACAAGTTCAAATTTTAGGGCGTTTACTTGTTTTATTCCTTGCAAAAGAAATCCTTTTTTGGTGGCTTTCATTGCAAAATTTGTCATTTTTGTTCTATTTGTAGGGTCAAATGTAGTAGCCGTTTTGTCAATATCCTTGTGGTTAAATAACAAAACATTTACTTCCATTCCGCCTGTCATTGCATTGTCGCAATCAAATAGAATGTCTGACGTCAAAAGTCCGTCGCATGCTGGCATAATTTCTCTTTTTTAAATGTTAGTGAAAAAACATCAATTGCTTATTAATAAGCAATTGACGTCATGTATTTTTCTAAATGTTTAGCGTCCAATGTGAAAGCAACATCAATGATGTTTGATTTCAAAGTTTGGTCGTAGAAACTATCAAGAGTGTTCAAGTCATCAGTTGACATAGTTCCAACAGGAATGTTTGAAGGAGTTGTCAATACGATACGGTGAGGTAAGTTCCATTTTGTACCGTTGTTTTGCAATGCTTGAATATCTCTATCCCAATCGTAGCGAATTTCAACAGGCACACCGTCAAACAAAAGTTGAGGTACTCCGTTGCTAATTACTTCCAAAAATCCCGCACCCAAGTTTTTTGTTCTGATTGAATTACGGTAGTTATCCGCAATTGAACGAGTTACTTGGAATTTTGCAGTAGGGTCTTGCAACAAACGACCGTCGGCATTATTCATTACACTTGCAAGGTAATTGAATGCAGCGTCCACAGGCAATGCTTGTGCCACATAAGAAGCTCCCGCATTTTGAGTGATTGCAGTATAATTTGTCGAAGAAGTTGGGATGTCAGTAAATAACTGTTTCCACAATCCATTGAATGTATTATACAACGCTAAATCAGTTCCTGTTTTGAAAGAACCTGTCGGAGTGATTGCTGCAGCCGTATCTGAAAACCAAATTTTAGTCGGCAAAGTATCATTCAACATTTGATTAATCAAAGTGTAGATAATACCAAGTTCTTGACTATCGATTTTGTTGTAAAAATCGGGATTGATTTTTGATGCTCTTGTGAACAATTTTAACAGGATGTTTAAATCCGCTTGACAATGAGTATATCTCACGTCGAATAATACAGGATCCCAAAATTTCTCGGTCATTACAAGACCTGTTCCGTTGTTAGGAGTACAACCTGTAGATTTTTTCAATCCGTCAGTTAATAGTCCCGCAAAAGGGATTTGTTGTTTATGGTCTATACCTAAAACAATTTCATGGTTTTTGGCTAAATCGCCATCCATAAGTCCTTTTTCAACAATAAGTTGAGCGACGTCTCTTGCTTCGTCGGCATTGATTGTTAGCGATGCTACGTTAATTAAAGTTGGCATTTTTTAGTCTTTTAAAAGTTTACGTTTTTGTGTTTTGTTCTCATCGTTTGCCCCTGTGTTTGGCTCACGTTTGTTGCTTGGATTGAAGCGTGAAGTAATTCCTTTTTTAAGGTTTACAACTTCATTTTGCAACGCTGAAAAATTTGCAGTAGCAATACTTAATTGCTCTTTTAATTCAGCATTTTCGGATTTCAACAAATCCATTTCTTCAGACGGTTCTTCAACCGCCACAATTTCTGTCAATACACCGCCTGTAAATACTAATGTATTCCCGTCGGGCATTAAGAATTCTCCCTCTGCGGGTACTCCGTCAACAGTTGCTACGTCATCAAGTTTCGGAATGTCTCCGTCGTTTAAATCTGTAAACTCAATTGTTACTCCCGTAGCGTCTTGCGTTTGCATAGATGCTTTTACATTGGCGTTTTTGCCAATTTTTAGGACTTTTGCAAATTGGGTTTCAATCCACGACTTGTCCTCTTTTGATAATTGTGTTTGCATTTTATTTAGATTAGTGTTAAAATACGCTTTTGCAGAAACGAACTTTTGAATTTCGGTTGCAAATCCCAACGAGATTGCTTGGTCGATATTCATAAATGTTTCTTGTTTTAATAGTGGCACAATAGCCTCTTTCGGATTTGATGTTTGGTCAATGTAAAACTTTACCAATTTATCTTCCGCTTGTTTTACAATTTCCGAATACACACTGATTTCTTCGGCAGTTCCCTGTGTCGTTCCCCAAGGTAAGTGTATCATAAACATTGTATTTTCCTTTACAATTCTTTTGTCTCCCGACATGAAAATTACTGTTGCAATAGAGCAACAAGAATTCTCTGCAACGGTTGTTATAGGCAACCCTAATGAACGTAAATAGTTGTAAATATCAAAACCCGCATCGACTTCCCCGCCGTCGGAATTGATACTTACCAAATAAGAAGTGGCTTCGGGTTGGGATTTTACTTGTTGAATTACATTCATTAAGTTTAACTCTCCGTTTCCATTTCCTATATCGCCATGAATATTTATTTTTGCTTCCATAAGTACAAATATAGTTAAATTATTATTGTTTTTTTTGACTATTTGTTGTCAGTGTTATTTTTTTTTCGTAAATTTAATATGTAGTTTACCTTTCCATGTAGTCAATTATCCTATAAACATTGCGTTCCGACACCTTAAAATATTCTGCCGTCGCCAAAATTGAAGCCGATTTTTTGTTAGATTTCGTTTCAAAAAGATACCTTTCGTAAATGTCAAACCATGTAGCAATCGTAAAACTAATTATTCCCGAGTACACTAATTGATTGAACACGTTTTTTTCTTTCGTTTCAGACAATAGTTCATACCTTTTTTTACCATTTTCCATTGTCGCATTTTTCGTTTTCGCTTCGTACTTTTGGAGATAAAGGGCATCCACACAAATCGCAATAATTACCTTTTATATTTTCGAGTTTATCATTCAATCGAACGAGTAAATCTCCTTGTTTGTTTTCGGGACACCCAAAGCATATCTCTGCACGTTTATAAGCCAACGCTTCAATTTCTTCATTTGGAAAAATAAAGTTACTCCAACCGTTAATGATATTTTTCACACTCATAGCAAACTGTTTTTTACAAAGTTACTAAAAATTTGAATTAACTTCAATTTGATTTACTTCTGCAAATTTATAGTTAATATCTTCAACAGTAACTATTGTCGGTGGCATCGCTTTAATCGCCTGTATTGTATTATTAGTAATTACTTCTTCATTCATGAATGGTTGAGTAACTCCACGAGTTATAATTCCGCCCCCCGCCATGAATGACGGAGACGATTTTCCGCCCCCATTATTAGAATTATTAAAGTTCATGAATGATCTAAATGCACTTCGATTTAAAACCCCAATTCCCTCTCCCGCTTCTGCTTCAAAAGTAGTTCCGTCCTCGCCCCAAAACTTTGTCCCGCCTTGTGAATGACGTTTGCCACCAATAGGAACTATACCCCCGTCCTCTAATTTTGTACTTGCAATTTTAGACATTTGTGCCGCAGTCGTAATACCCGCAGTAACTAACGCAGCACCCATAGCAAAACCCCCGTCAAATTTTGGGTACTGTGCCAAGATAGAAGTTATTGCCTGTGCCCCGTTTAACATAGCCATTGCGTAAGCCAACCCTTTGCTCTCTCCAAACAATTCTTGCATACCGTTGCCCAACGCCTGTAAACCGCCCAAAGTCGCTTGGGTATTTTTAAGGTTGGCAACGTTCATCATTTGATTTTTTTTATCGTTTGCAATTACAGATAACTTATCGAATTGCTCTTGCGTAAGCATTTTTTTAGTCAATTGTTCCCGCAACAAATCCATTTCTGTTTGGTAGTTTTGTTGTGCTTGTAGCATTTCTAATTCAAATTGACCTTGTGTATTTGCTAACGCAATTTCATTGTCGGCTATTAATTGCGACGCTTTTTGCTCTTTAATTTGAGCGTCCAAAAGTTCTTTATTGACCTGTATTTGCTTATTTGTTTCGTCATCCAAAACAATTTTACTCGCCATATATTCTTTATCGGCATTAGTCAACGCTTCATTTTGAGCAATTTTAGTGTCGATAAGTTGTTGGTTAGTGCCAAGTTCCAACGCCAACATATTCTCTTTTTCTAACCGCATGTTTTCAAGCCGTATAGCTTCTTCATCTACCAACTGTTGAGTTAGTATTTTTACGCCGTCAAGTTTGCTTTGGTTTTGAGCCATGAATAAATCCAAATCCGCCTGTGCGTTTGCTTTAACGACTTCCAATTGTGAAGTCATCATTTCTTCATTCGCATCGTTTTTAGCCTTTAACATTGTAAGTTTGTCGGCTTCGGTTTTTTCGGATGCGTTGTATTCCGCTTGTGCAATAGCAATTTTTTTGTCGGATATGGTTTTTGCTAAAGTCAATTCTTCTTCGACGGTATCCGCTTTTTTGCTATTGACAGAAATGTATAAGTCCAATTCCGCTTTCAATGACGAAGTAATATTGTCAAGTCTTTTTTGACGTAATTCCTCTGCTTTTTGCTGACGTTTCTCCTCGTCTTGTACAGCCTTTTCTGCCAAGGCATCGGATTTCATTTGTATTTTTTCTTGACGGTCAGTGTCTTTATTGACAATATCTATTTTGGCTTCCGTCGATTTTTGTATTAAGTCAACTTCATCCTGTGTGATTTTGCCTAAATTCATTAAATAAACCGCATACGCCAACCCTTTTTTATTTAGATTGTCTACTTCCTGTTTTGTCAAATCCCCTTTTAACCTCGCAGTTTCGATTGAATTAGCATAATCTTTTTCAGCCAATTTTGCGTTTTGTTCAAAGTTTGCTTTTTCCAACGCAGACGCTTGTTCCAAAATAGCAATACGTTGGGCTTCTGTTTTGGTACGGTCTCTCGATTGTAGCATTAACCTTTTGATTTGTGCTTCTTGTTTTAGGTTTTCGGTGTTTTGAACTAATTGTGCATCAGCCAAATCCTGTTGTGCTTCTTTTAATTTGGATGCAGCGTCGTATGCTTCCCCCATACTTTTGCCCAATTTCTTCATGCTTTCAATTGGGTTAGCCATGAACTGACCTAATTTTGAAAATAGATCACCGACGGATTTCAAATTAGAAATAAAAGAAACCATTGTGTTTTGAACGGCACGAACTACCGCACCAAGTCCCGCCATTGATTGTTCAATCTTATCTACCAAAGGGTCAAACGTTTTGAAATACCCAATCAATAAAGCCATTGCTATAATTATCAAACCTATTCCCGTTGCAGCGACGGCTGTTGCAAAAACTCTCATTGCACCCGTACCCACGTTTGTAGCAACCGCAAGTCCTTTTTGTGCAACAGACATTCCTTGTGTTTCTGCCCCCGCATTTTTAATTGACGAAGCACCTTGTTGAAACGATTTTCCAACCAAATCAGTAATCGGAGCAATCTTTGACATGCTCTCTTTTACTGTATTTATGCTACCCCCAAACAATCCCGTACTATTTAAAGCGTCCGTTATTGCGGTTTTATAATCTCCAATGCTTATTTTTTGTTGCTCTAATTGGGATACGTTGTCCTTAATTATCTTGTTATTGGCATCAATCTTTTCATTTACCAAAGCGATTGCTTTCGCCCCCTCGGGCGTTGCGACATTCAATTCATTTCTTAATTTAATAAGTTCAGAATTGTTCTGACGTGCTTCCCCGATTGTTTTGTTTTCTTTATCTACTGCAATAGACAAAGCTTCTTCGGACGTTTTTAATTGCCCATTTGACGTAATCAGTTGAGTAATAGTCGATTGTTGGTTTCGGTATTCCGTACCTAAACGACGTAAAACGGCTTCGTTCTTTACGAATTCTTCCGAATTTTCTGCACCGCTTTTTTTCAATTTCGCTTGTTCATCCCGTAATGATGCAATATTGGCTTTTAATTCAGACGCACTTTTAACGAGAGCGTCTGTATTTATATCTAATTGAGCAATGGTTATTTTCTCTGCCATTTTTTCTATCCGTTTATTGTTAGTGTATTACTATGTCTTTCAATGCTTTTATCTATTGTTGTTAGAAAAAGTCTTATTGTGTGTTTTTCTTCGTCGGTAACAATGACGTCCCACACAAAATCTGTAATTTTATTTACTTCCAAATCAGTTTCTAAATTCAATATGTAATTGCTTGGATAAGCACTTGTTAATGACACCCGAATAATTTCTCCATTCGACGCCAATTTTTCTGTTTGCCCAAGTTCAAATTCCAATTTAGGATTTTCTTGTCTTGTTATTAATATCATTGATAAGAAGTTATATGGTTACTACTAACTGTTGATTGCGACAAATAACAGTCCCAAACTAAAGGTATTGTTCCTCCGCCAAATATATTCAAATAGTCATGCTGAATGGAAACTGTAAAAACATTTGATGTTACATAAATATCTTGATATTGAAGTCCCGCACTAAAATTGTCGTAATGAAACCTCATCATTTTAGGCAGTATTAAATCAGAAGCAAAAGTTATTTGTAGTTGCCTACTACTTATAAGAAGTTCGGGTGTTACATAAAGCGTTTGCAATGAAATTAAATTAATATAAGTACAGTTAGTAGGCACTACGCACCCCGTTAAAGATATTTGCGAAAGAGAAGAACTCAATCCAATTCCAACAGTTCCAAGCCACAACCTAATTTGAGTGGATATTGTTAATGCATTTACAATTCCTGTAAAAACAAAAACTGCTGTGTTTGTAGTAGCGGTTACTGAATAAGTGTCTACCGATAAAAGAGTATTGCTAAAAACACCAAACCCGTATTGAGTTACCTCTAATGAAACAGGTATTGGTAAAATTGCGTCTGTTGAAAAAGTAACTGTAATTGTGCATCCATTAACGACTACGTTTGTTATATTGATAAAAGTAACAATTCCCGCCCCAATCGTTTCGCCTTCCGTATAGTAATCCACTTCAATTAATTCAACTTTTGTGTATTTGTCTTTAATGAAATTCACTATTTTATTTACGATGTAATATGAACTCCATTGTTCAATATAAATCATTCTTTTAAAGTCAAAATCAGAAACGTCTTTTGACGTCAAATATAAATTTGCTTCTACTATTTTTGACGTGTTAAGTATTTGTGAAATTTGCTTGTAATTATCAACTAAAATAGCGTCCCAACTTAATCTCCAATTTGAAGCGTATGGAATATTTCCTGTATACGTTGTCGATTGTGATAGTGCCTTTGATTTTATATTTATGTTTTGAGCAACCATTGAATAACGCAAAGTATAAAACCTACCCGAAAGCTCTTTATATTCAATCGTGTTATTCTCTTTAATTTCTTTGTCCCAAATTTTGTAAACGTTTACAGAAGCAGCATTGATTTCAACAAAATTATTAGTCGGAGTGTAAAACTTTGATTGAACTACAACGGTGCGTTCTTTTAAATTCTGATTGTCAATCTTTAACTGCCCATTGTTATACGTTAAAGTTTCTATGTCGTATTTGTAAGTGAACTCATTTGATTGTGCGTAACTCCCAACCACATAACTTTCATTCAATCTAACAGGGTATTTATTGCTCCAATCTAAAACATCATTTTCCTGTATGATTTCCTTTAAAGTTCTATATTCAATATGGTTTGAATATTTGTCTTTAAACGGCGTCAATGCAAAATGATTGACAACTTCTTTTACAAAATCCGTCGCCAAAAAATCAACTAAAACGTCATCAAAATTTACTTGATAACCATTTAATTTGTCTACAAAAAGTTCGAAACTCCCCGTTAAAGATGAAGGCCCAAAAGAATTATCAGACGCTGCACTATTAGAAAAAGATATTTGATCTCCAACGTTTAAAGTCAATATTACATATCCCAACCCCGCTGTGCTAAAAGTACCTTGGTCAATAAATGTTCCCGCAGAATTATAAACATAGTACTGTATTTCTCTAAAATATGTAGTATTCGTTAAAACAAAAGTTGAAGTTACTGCATATTCACCCGTCGCTCTTATTTTATAAATCCCCGCCTGTAAAAAAACATATCTATTGTTAGCAATGTTTACATAAGTGTTTGACGGATATGGAGAATTAGGAAAGAAATCGGGGATTTGTTGAATTCCTTGCCACAATATATTTCCTGAATAAAAACTATAAGAAGAAGTTCTAACTCCTGTTACATGCGTTTCCACATTTAGATAATTAGTGCCTGTAACGGGTACGGGTTTTGGAAAAGTCATAAACCAATTAAGAAACTTTTGGGTTTGGAATATCGCACCCGAATAAGTAAAACCCGCAAACTGATGTATCCTATCCCAAATGTAACTCATTCGAGCAGACGGAACTTGATAGTCAATATTAAAAGTACCGCCGTCATAATTGTTTCCGTTAAAGTCAGCAAAAATATACATGTATGGAAGATTGTTTAAAAAACTTGCAGTTACATTTGCAACGTTTTTTAAGTGACTTAACCCCGATATGTTTACGTCAGTCAATGTTTTGTTTTCTATTGCCTTGTAGAAATCAATGACGCCGTCATATAAAGTGACTTTAAAATCATTTGATGTTGAAGTAACAACCGCCCAACCATTATAAATTAGCCATTCTCCCGTAATTGCGTCCTGTAAATTTGCTTTTAATTTCGTATAAGGACGTGTTGATTTATTACCTACAATCCCTAATAGTTGCATATGCTTAACATTGCCAGGCGTTTTTGGTATAGCAAAATTGTTAGTTGCGTTGGTTTGTCTTGTATGTAAATTAGTGATATTATTTCTTTGTTTGGTTTGTGCCAAACGATTAATATCTTTTAATTCCATTTCAAACCCCTCGATGTATAACTTGTAACTCATTGTTTATAGTGTTATATTGTTCCTCAACGGTAAGTCAAATGCAAAATTAAATCTATTCAAATCCGTTTTAGCATTCTGTATTTTAAAATCGGTTGTTTTCAACGATACCTCTAACCAATCAAAATAAGTGTTTTGTGCGTACTGCATTCCTGTAAACATGTATAATGTAGGACTTTCAATCATTTCAGAAATCAAAACCATGTCGTCTTCTGAAAGTACGTCTGTCGTTACAGTAATAGTGTCGTATGCTATACGTCCAATTTGCACCGTTGGAGACGTCGTATCCTCTATGTTTTCAAAGTCGTTTTCTAATTGACCAATATCTTTAACCGAGCGATTTCTTATTCCTCTTGGAAATAGCCAATAATTCCAACCCCCAAATGAATTTCTCCATTTCATGTAAACACCGCAATTGTCTTTTTCCTTAACGACGTCAAAATAGAATGTACTATTTCCCGCATTGATTTGCATTTCATTTCTGCCGTATTGCAAAGGCAAAACGCTTTCAATTGTCTCTGTTGTTTGACCGTCGCAAAACGCTAAACGATTAACAGAACCCGTTGAAGCAAAAGTGTAATTAGTTAAATTTGACTTATTTATCAATTGAATTGACGTGTTAGAAGCCTTGTTATAAATAGTAATGTCAAATGGATACCCGTCCCAATATTTAACATAAGCCTTATTGTTATTTGCTTTCACAAAAGGACTTAACATAATGCAGTTGTCTTTATTCAAAAATAACGGGTATCGTCTTTTATATTCTTCCAATTGAAGAACACCCGCCAACCAAACATACGTTCTTGTTTGGCTAACATACGTTGAGTTTGAAAGGTAAATTCTATATTCAATCAATGTATTTAAAAGTATGTTATTTGACCAATAGTAAACGTATCCGTCATTTTGAATGTCTAAATTTAAGTCATCATTCAAATTGTGAACGCTAATTAAATTCTTGATAAAGTCGCTAAAATTAAAATAGAATTCTCCTTGTGGGTTTGGATACAATGTTAGCACATAAGCACCAAATCGCACTTCTGCATACCGAGTGTCTAATGATGTATTGTCAGAATAAAACCTTACCACGTTGTTATTATAAGCCATTAACAATGTGCTTGTTGAAATTTCTTTATTGAATACTATTGCCATTTTCTATATTTTATGCTACGCTTTTTAACATAGCGATTATTTCATTACTAAATTTTATTGTCTCAACCGCACCGACTTTGTCAATAATTTTTTGGATGCGTTCTTCTGTTATTACGGTGCTAATCAATTCGACACCGCCTTGTTCTTTACGTCCCCAACCGTCCTTTGCAATTTTACGAGCAATTAAGAACGCTAATGATGACAATTTGATTTCATTCAATACGGCAGTAAAAACGCCTTTATCCAATATCCACTGTTCAATCATTTTCATAGGCGGAAACTTTCCCGCTTTCCGTCCCGCTTCTAATTGTACGGCATAATCATTACCTATTAATTTGACGCTATTCTCTGACGTTATGACTTCCAATGAATTTGCAAAGTCGCCACTCGCTCTCATTTTTTTTGCATCATGCAAAGCAATAATGTCTTTTTTTATTGCTTCAAATTCCGCTATTAAAATGTCATTAAGCATCTGTTTTGATTGAATAAGTTACTAACAATCCGTCCTTGTTTGTATCCAAAACATTCACTACGTCAATACAATCAAATGAAAGTATCTCCATATCAGTACACCCGAAACTATTAGCCATTGTCTCAAACACCGTAAGCAACGGCTCGATATTCAAAACGTATTTTGAACGTGCTTCGTCATTTCCTAATTCATCGAGGTACGGCATGTCCATTGTGGATTGCTTTACCAAAAAGAACATCCCATTAAAAATGTAGTTTGCTATTCGTGTGCCGTTGGTATTCATGATTGCTTTACGAGGGGACGGCTCATGCAAACAGTAAATATCTGAATTGCCCAATGTGGATTTCAAAAGGTTTAAATTCGCTTTCCGTCCGTAATGGTATTTTAAGCCATTGTCGTTGCAGTAGTCCTGTAATATTCTAACAAAATCTGTCATGTCTATTTATGTTTGGTACGCAATTTATCGTACTCGTAATTAACTTCGTTTTTTTCCTTGTGGCATACTAACAATGTTAGTATCTCATTGTACGCTTTATGCTGTAAATCGTAAGGGTAAATATGGTATATTTCTCCCAATTGAACTAACGGCATAACGTTTGAGAATTTGTCTAAACGGTTGCCCCCCGCTTGTTCCCATAGTCCCGTATTGATTGAAATTGATTGTAGCAATTTCTTTTCACGTTCCAATAAATCCTTAAATGCTTTGATTAGATAGTTTTGTGCCGAGAAAAATTCGTCAATTTCACAGTTCCAAAACCCTTTAATTGTTTTGTCAAACATGACGTTGTGAGTTATTTTGGTATCTTCCTCACTTATTCCGTATGCTAAACAAAACAGGTCTTTTTGCTTCTCCCAACTATCCAAGTTTTTGATGAGTACCAAACACTTACGGACGTCCGAATACGAAAGCCTGTTAAAATCTATATTCCCGTTAGATAATTTGTTCTTTGGTTTTAAGAACGGTAACACCGCATCGTAATTGCCTGTGTCTTTGAGTAATGAATACTCTTTTATTGTTATTCTATCCATGACAAAGATATAAAAAAATTAGATTGTTATTCTTGTTGTATAAGTTTTTTGAATATCGAAGTACATTCTCATCATAATACTATCCCACTCATCGGGCGAACGTCCAATGTTTTCTTTTACTTTATCCTTTGAAACGATACCCAACCGCCCGTCTTTATCAATGTCTTTGATTTTGACTTGTTCCATTTCTTCTGCCGTTATTTCACGAACGGTATCGTCTGCCACAATCTCCCCAACCTCTTTGCGTACTATTTTTGTAGCCATTTTTATAGAGCATTGTGATTTCAAATTGTCGTAGTTCTCTCCCAATAACGCACTTGAATTATTGACAAATCCTTTGCATCGTAAGTAATCTACAACCCCGCCCCCGACACCGTCCTCATCGGCTATTGTATTCGACATAGTAATTGAATGTTTCAATGCTATTTCCTTTCCTTTTTGTACAACCTCATTGACAAGGCTCTTATTCATTACGTAGCGATGAGTGCATAACCAACCATGCCAAACCCTAAATACCGTTTTGTCTTTTCCTTTACGGGCGACGTCAATTGTCAGATACTTATATCCCTCGGGTTTGATGTGAACAGGATTAAAATAGTCCCGAATACTGTCTTGGTCTATAAGTGTGGCAGGGTCGTCGTCGTATTCCCAATTGCCGTAGTACAATCTTTCGCGAGAATTCTTATCCAAACGTAACAATGATTGAAGATAACTCGGATGCAAAAACGGGTTGTCGGTAGGCAATGCTTGAATGAAACGTCTGAACGTTTTTAGATCGTTGGATTTTGCGGGTTGATAGAACTCTTTATAAGTCCAATTCTTTGCGGGATTGCACGTTCCGAGCATCTTTGGTATTAAGTTGTATTCTCTTAATTTGTATCGGATACGGGATTTCACTATTTGCCACGCCTTATAGGTCAACTGATTACACTCATCAATGAACGCCCCCGTTATTTCGAGAGAACCCAAACTGTCAAAATTAGGGTCTGACGGATAATAGAATAAATCCTTTAAAATTATTTCGGAGCCGTTTTTAAAATAGAACGTGTTATTGCCCCCGTTATATCTGTATTGATTAGTCAACTTTAATTCCCCCGCAATTTCAAAGAATGTCTTTAATGTGGTTGCTTTCAACGTGTGAAGTTTTGAACGTCCCATAAGCCAACGAGTATTCGGATACTTATTTGCTTGTTCCAAAACCCACATGCAACCAAACGCACTTTTTCCTCCACCCGCAGCACCCCCGTACAGAACTTCTTCTGTAACATCGTCTTTCAAATAAAATGTGGCATGTTCTTGTTTACGGAGTAACTTCATCGGTTTCGGTTTCGGGATTGATGCCACTACCCAAATTAAGGATAATGTTTTGAATAGGCTCTCCGCCCGACGTAACGTCCCCAACAAAACGACTTCCATTCAATCGATGTGCTTCGTCGTCTGTTGCTATCATTTTCATTAAAGCAATTTGCAAAGACGGGTTGTCTGATTTGTACCATTTCGCTCTCATTGATACTTTTATTGACGTTTTGTTTTTTTCTAATGCGTCTTTTATAGTGTTCAATTCGTCTGAATTTAATGGAAAGAAATCATAAAAAGTTGCTTTTGCACAAGGCAAATATGAAACCACGTCCTCAACAAAGAATAATTTGTTTTCTTCAATTGTATCTAATGCCTGTTTGTATATTTTTTCCTTATCGTATGCCATGATTTTATTCTTTTGATGCTTTTTGTTCGTCTTGATATTGTTTTCTTAATTTCAATTGGTTGGTTTCTTCCCAAGAACGTTTGTATTCCGTATCGCTGAATAGTTTGCTAAACCCTGTAATATGTTTTAGCTTCAAAACTTCTTCGGGTTGCATCCCCAATTCGTTGCATATTTCTTCATCTTTCCAACCGTTCTGCAACATTTCAAAAACCATTGAAGACATCCCTGTAATCGAGTGCTTTCCTCTTGCTCGATTGTGGCGTACCGTTGAAGCCATTCTATCGTTTATATCCTTTTCGATTACTACAATCGGTAGGTATCCATGATTGCGTTCTCGAATGTCTTGGTTTGTCAAACACGTAAAGTATCTGTGAAAACCGTCCACGATTACATACTTGTCATTTTCCTCGTCGTAAATCGTTACGATAGGTTGAGTATACCCATCATGCTTTATTGAAGTGTATAACAACCCCATTTCGATTTTGGCTACCGAATTAGGATTGTAGTCATTCGGGCAGACCTTTTCAATTGGTATCCAACGTACCCTATTAACGGGTTGAGATTTCAAAGGACTTTCGTTGTCGATTTGTTGTTTTATCTTTTCAATTGCTTCGATGTATTCGGCATCTGTTTCACTACTAATTCTGCAAGATATTAGTATTGCTTTAATCGTTTCCTCTATTTGTATCATTGATTTTATTTTGAAGTTGTTGTCTCATTTCGTTGGTAACATATTTTGATTTTGACATCATGTAGTCCTTAACGTTTCCTTTTTTAAATTCTCTGTAAATGTAGGCATCTTTATTGCCTTCCGTCCAATTCTTTAATTTAGTCAAATCCCAATCAGTGCTTAATACTGTTTTGATTATTACCTTGAAAAAATCCTCTTTGATTTCGGCATCAGTATAAACCAATGTCAACTGCTCGATTTTCTTCAATATCATTTTCTTGTACTTATCCTCTTGAATGATATTCTCTATTAAATGCAAAGCGTATTCTTCCCAATCTTTAAACATAAACGGAAGTTCCTTTGGGCATTGAAAACTCTCCCGTTGAAGATGCTTTAATGTATTCACGCCGTCGTAACGTGAAGCAATCTTTTCCCACGTTTTCGGCTCAATCTCTTGAACAATCAGCATAGATTGTATTGCGGTTTCATGGTGCAAATTACTTATTCTCATTTCATTCAATGAAACTCCATGTCTATACATTTCATTGTAAACGTTATTGTACTCCCAATTATGCTCATGGATTGACTTCCAAACGTCTGTGTAACTCCAATCGTAAATAGGGTAAAAAGTGTAATGTTCGTATTGAACATAAAGACGCTTACCCCATGTAATGTCTTTGTACGTTAAGTCTCTTGTCATTGCCAATTTTCGACGAGGACTTTCTTCTGCCCGTACACCCGCAATGTAGCACGTCTTTTCATTTGGATAATGATGCTTCAAAATGTTCTCGAACAATTCGTGAAACCCGAACTCTAAATACTTATTCTCTTTGATTGACATAGGAGATTTTTCTCGTATCCATTGTTCCGGCTTATCTTCATCCCAAATTTTTATAAAGCTATCGTATGAAGAAACGTTGTTATACCATTTCATTGGCATCTGAAACCACAAAGGCTCTATATCGGGATTGTTGAATACTTCTTCGCAGTAATCAGCGGTGCCTTGCCATTCAGCTTCTTGGTCAATCCACATTACTTTTAAAGGTAATCGGTTACGTTCCCTCGCAACTTTAAGCGTTAAATTCAAACATACCGTACTATCCTTACCGCCCGAAAATCCGACTACAACATTCGGGAACTCGTCGAATAAATAGTTTATTCTTGTCAATGCTTCTTCTAATACATTCGTCTTTTTAAATATTTTCATCTTGTTTTTTTTCGTAATAAACCATTGCACCGCCGTCTTTACACTTACGGATAATTTTTGCCCCTTGTGATAAATGTAAATTCAAACTTGTAGGCATACAACTTGAAGTTATTTTTTTGTCGGTTGTCATTCGACAATAAGCAAGACGATGTTTCAATAACATAAGTCCGTACCCTTTTTTTCTGTGTTCGGGTTTTGTATATGAAAAAGTCAATAGCACATTCCTTTTCATTTCTTCAACCGTTGCAACCGAAACGATTTCTCCATTGACAAATAAGCCAAACATGACGCCCAAAGCATTGTAGTAAATTTTACAACGCAAAGCATCGTTTACTATTTCCTGTTCATCATTCGGGTTTATTTGATGTATCTCTATTAATTTCATTTTCGATATACTTTTTGTCAAACGTATTGCTTTGTCGGGTTTCGGATGCGGAATGACTTAATGTGCTTTTTATGTCTATTCTGTGTTGAACTAAATTAGGCAAATGAACAAACGCTTTTTGTTTTGTATCTCTCAAAAATTCCCTTATAAGAATGTCATCATGTTTTTTTTCTAAATGCTGGTCCGAGTATTCTAATAATTGCTTTGATATTTCGCGAGTAAATATTACGGCTTGCATCATTAAGAAATTTGGATATTCCGATATGGTTATTCCTTTGCTAAATTGCTCGTCAAGAAATTTTCTTTTCAAAGAGAATAGACTTAAAACGTGTATGCCTTTTTCTTTCATCATGCTTTCCAATACAGGTAAGTATTCTAAAAATCCATTCGGTATAACCACATCGTCTTGTAACCTTAAAGTATATTCTGTTTCGTTGTGAAGCGACAAACTATCAATGAATGTTTTGTAATTGCCTTGCAATGTCTCATCCCAATATACAACCGCATTAGGCAATTTCTTTTTAATTATCTCAACATTTGAATTTCTTGAACGTACTGCTTGAATAATTACTTTCATTTTCTTGAATAATGTACCATGAATGTATCGCTCATTGCTTTTGCTATTTCAATGTCGTTACCGAAAATATCATAGCATTTTTGAATTAGAACAGACTTTTTTTCTTTCCAACAATGAACTTCAATGACTGCTGTTTTTGCGTTAAGTAAAAATCTTCTTCCCGCTTCTGAATTTAAAAAAGCCATTTCGCCACCCTCACAATCTAATTTCACAAAGTAGTCTTTTACGTTTGGCAACCGTTCGATAAATTCCTCTATGCTTAATAGCAATGCTTTTTCATCCGATAATCGGTTTGTGTCTTTATGACTAAAACCTATGCACCAATCCCCTGTAAAACTATCCGTCCTTTTAAATACGTCGTACATTGCGGTCTTTTCCCCAACGCCGTATTTTTCTGCTTTGACTGACGGACAGTAATTTTTAATATTTTCCTGTAAATATCCAAACGTTTGAGGGGTTGGCTCAAACGCTATGATAGGCGTGTTAGGAAAAATACTATTAGCATAAATACTAAATATCCCAATGTTTGCCCCTATATCAAAAATAGCGTCGTATTCATTGAATTGATTTGATTTCATTCTATAACAATCGCTTTTAACTACTTCTGTTGTAATGTAATTAGCGTACCTTTTATTTGGCTTTATATTGCCAAAAACCCTTGTTTTAAATTCCTCTTGCGTTTCAATTAACTTTTTCATTGATATTGGTTTAATGGTCTCTTAATAATTCTTTTTCCAAATTCACGCCTTTTTTTGAAAGGTAACTATTTATTTCTTCCATTGCTTGAACGGAATGTTTGCCACGAGCTTCATTGTGCATTATTGTAGCAAGACGCTTTTGTTCTTCTGTTAAGTCAATCAAACATATCGGCACGAGTTCTAATTCCAATACGCATGATGCTCTCCAACGATGCTCCCCGTCAATGATCTCCATTGTGTTCTTATCAACTACAATCGGTTGAGTAAATCCAAATATCGCTATGCTTTTACAAAGTAAATCAAATGTCTTTGTTTCGTGAGAATTCGGGTTGTACGAGTTCGGCATCAAATCCAACGGACTAATATAAGTTATCCTTAATTTCTTATCGTTAATGTCCTTTATTCCGTAGGCGTTTTTTCTTATCATAATCTCATTCCGTTAAGTTTATTCCACTTGTCTAATTTGTCGTTTGGTTTCCAACCGTCAAATCCAATTAGTCCTTTTGGCGTTTTGTCTTTAAAAGGCGTTTCAAATTCCTTTTTCCAATCTACTGAATAGACATCAAAATTAGGGTCGTAACAAAACGATTGACGTACGTTTTCGCCTATTTTTCCTGCGTATCCCGCACTACTTCTCCACGTTCCTAAATGCTGAAACAAACTTGGCAATATTGTGAAAGCTTCTTTTTGATTTACTTCCATGTATTTTTTTGTTCTGCTATCTCCGCCTATGTTTTCGGGAGGCCAAATATCGTCTATCGTTTCAATAAAATGATTTCGGCTTGTTTTCGGGATGCAAACACATTGCGACCAATAGTTGTATCTTGATTTGTTTACTTTTTTACCGCTATTAAAAGCTTCTTTCATTGCTTTATTTGTCGGGACGTAAAAGAAAATCCAAGCGTCTTTTGGTGCAAAATCTAAAATGTAGTCCATTCGTTGTAACACGTCAACAGGAAAACTTACGTCATCTTCCAAAGCAATTAACCAATTGCCCTCGTCCTCTACGTTTATAGCGTTTTTGAAATTATGCCACATTCCTTTTCTATCGGCATCCAAAGAGATAGATACTTCAACGTTTTCACATTTGCGTTCTAATAGTTTTTTAAGGACTTTTCCCTCCATTTCTCTATCCCCCGCATTTACAATTCTAATTTTGCTAAAGTTATTTATCATTACAGATTATAGTTATGGTCTTTGATTAACGCCCTGTTTATTAGTTTACATTGATTTGGATTGTCGGATGCTTTATCCATAGTCCAATAATGGTACTCGTCGATTTCTAAATACATGATTGTCATTGAATAGAATTTTTTTGGCGTTCCGTAAACAACAATGGCTTTTGCCAAATACTCAAACCATTCCTTATTGGTATTTCTTGCTTTTACATTATAACTATGCGGTTTGTCCCGCATGGTTTTTGCTTCCGACCATGTGAAATCTCCAACGATTTCTTTTAGTTTTAAATACGTATCGAAGTCCATTATTTTTGCTCTATTTCAAATTCCTCTAAACAATGCGGACAAACAACCGTTCTTAAATTCTGTTCGTTGTTAGAGTACTTTTCGTTTAACTTACTATTTGTGTTGTCAATTTGTTGGGAAGTAACTTGTCCGTATTCGGTATTTGGCGTTACGTTTGGCTCAAATTGTGTAGGCGTAATATTCCAATTCTCAACGCCCCACTCATCCAATTGCAACGTTCCCCACTTTACTTTTAATTCGGCATAGTCCCAATCTCCACTGCTCGAATTATCCTTAATCATGAACTCCTTTTCTTGTGCGGGAGTAAAATCAGCAATCAATACAGGAACTTCTTTGATACCCGCTTCCAAACAAGCGTTGTATCTCATATTGCCCCCAATGATTACCATGTCTTTATTTACAACGATAGGACGTGCTTCCAACATTTCGGGAAAGTCCTTTACGGATTGAACGAGTTTCAAAAACTTCTCATGTCGAATTATTCTTGGATTGTCCTCGTTTTCAATTAATTTGCTAATGTCAATTTTTTGTGCTTTTGAACTCATTTTGATTATTTTAGTTTTACAAATATAGTTAATTATTGTTTTTGTTTATAACAAGGAAACCATTTTGTCGCTATCAACAAAATGGTTTCAATTGCTTATTTTCTTAATACTAATGTATTCGCATCAATGCGAACGTACTTACAACCCGCTTTTATTTTGGCTAACTCTTGTTTTTTTGCCAACGCTAAAACTGTTTTTGCATGTACTTTTTCACGCTTTTTTTCCTCGTGGATTGTTTCTCCAATTTCGGGTTTTGACTTTTTATCACTCATGATCTGCGAACTTAATACTGAAATGCAAATTGCCTTCCGTCGCATCAATTTCTGATATTTGTAATTCCGTCATTGCTAATTGTATTTTTTCAATGAACGCTGAATTTCTATTCTTCAAATACGATAAATTGGCTTCGGTATAATCTAAACGCTTTGCAATTTCGGTTTGCGTTAAACTTGATTTTTTGATAATTTCTTTGAAAATTCCCATGATGTACTTTTGTTATTTCTTAACAAATTTAATAACTTATTTGTACTTTGCAAATATTTTGTAAATTTCTTCAAAAACATGTGGCAAAACTCTCTGATTAATTCTGTTGGTTTCAACTTTATTCTTAATTAATTCTTGGCACGGGTTGGTTGTTAAATGACAACCGCCTCTGCCCAATACTTCTGCCGTTTCTCTTAACTTATAAAACGTCTGAAACAATTCTGACAACGTCCAAATGTCATTTTTTTCTTTTACGATAAATGTATCTCCAAAATGCTTTTCCCACGCTTCGTAAATCGGCGTCGCTTCTTCCATACCGCTAACGTGATAATGACAATCTTTGTTGCCTAAATATCCAAACCCCCAATACCACTCACAATCCCAACTTGGCGGACTTAAATATATTGGCTGACCGTCCACAATTCCTAATCTTATTCTCGTGTAATTGCTAATTGTTTTCATTGGTTTTTTCTTCAATTGTTTTTAATTGTTCCGATGCGGAATTGATTACTTCTCTGTAAGCTTCTTGGCACTCATCTATTCCTCTTTGATATGCCTTTTGCAAATTCTCTATTTCGAGTTTCTTTGCTAATTCAAACACGTTGTCTGATGCCGAAAAATTAAACTCTTTTTTTAACTTGTCCCTTAAAAATTCTATTGCTGATAACATCATGGTTTGTCTATTTGGTTAACTGTAAAATTGTCTGTAATCATGTAATGGACTTCGTCCAAATTGTATCCTAAAAACACCAACGTATCTTCGGCTTCTTCTGATGTAATGCCTTTGGGAACGTCTGTAAATTCGACGCTCCCCGCATTATAATTCATTACTACTAATGTGCTATGTTCCATTACGTCAATGTTACTCTTACTGCACCATTTCCTAACTCAACGTAACCCATTGTGCTAATGCTTTGTTCGTATCCTTTTGCAATTAAATCTCTAACAATGTCGGATTTGAAATTGCCTTGAAAATCAACTCCGCCACTTCTTAAAGTAATGCAATAATAATCGCTTACTTTTAATTCGGTTTGGACTAATGTTTCTAACATCAATTCCATTCCTGTTTTCTCAACAATAACTTCAACTACTTCTTGGTTTTCAACTTGATTTTCTGTTTGCATGATCTTGGTTTTATTCTGTTTTAAACTTGGGGTTTTGTCGGATGCCCCTCCCCGTTTATTATCTATCCCCAAAAAAATATGTCTTTGGAAAACTTGGTTTCTAATCTTAATATTTTTCTGTTGCTTTCGGTTTTTTCTATTGAATGACCGTTTGAATACAATCTAAAATCTACCGCATCATTCTTAACGTATCCAACTTGCAAACCCGAACTCGATAACATACTACTGTATTCAATTGTCTGCATAAATCGGATGCCGTCGGCTACGTAAATTGCAAAATACTCATTTACTTTTTCATCAAAATAAAACTTGCATTCGGGATACGATGCGTACCTATCGATTTTCTTTTCCCACTCGTACGGGTTGTAACTACTTCTTTCTGACGCCTTAACAATTTCTTTTGAAACTTCAATCTTCTCGATTAACTTTACTGTGTTTGTTCCTTGCATGATCTTTGGTTTATTGGTTGTCTTTAAAATATGCCGTTGCTTTTTCCCAATCGGCTGTGTCTATTAAATCTGTAATGTAAACGTTCCCGCAAATTGCATCTTCCAACGAATAAATGAAATTATCTTCAATCCATTTGTCTGACGGGTCTTTATAATCTACAATCAAAACCTGATTGCATTTTGGACTGATTGCGACACTATACTTAACGGTTTGACCTAACGACTTAACGCATGATTTCAAACACTTAATTTCGTACTCATTCCAAATGCCTGGGTATGCTAAATATACTCTTTTCATGATACTAATTTTTAACTGCATTTTGTTCAATGTATGCCGACGTGAAGTCTATCGCCATTGAAATATAACTATTTTTTGTTTCTCCAAACGGTTTCATTAATACTACGTCGTACTGATTAATCGGATTGACTACAATCCACGTTTCTCCGTCTTTAAATGTAACTACGTTACCACTAAATAATTGCTTTGCTATTGACATGGATTTACTATTAAATTGATTGCTGATAAATTATTGCGTCGGACATTGTGAAAAACGCTTGTGATACTCTCCATGTTGGGTTGCTATCTAAACACTTAATACCTGTATGGCTATTTTTTAAAATCCACACTTGAAACATTCCTGTTCTGTTATCTTTTGTAATCTTTGCTTTTGGTTGCATTTTGTCGTTGTTTAAATTTCTAATATTCAAATATACGGCGAATGATTTACTTACGCAACAAAAAACGCAAAAAAATTATCGATTTTTTTAATTTATATCTATTCAAAATAAGGGGCTAATCGGTCGTAAAGATTTGTGTAATACTTATCTGTATCCCGCATGAAGTAACATACTGTTGAAAACCAAACGCCCTCTTTTATAAACGTACCCGACAAATAACATTCTTCCCCGTTTTTGTCTTTTGCCAATCTAACGTTTTGAGGTATCTCAAAACCTTTATACATGTGGTTTCCCGCCCTACATTTTTTAAACGCTTTTATTGGCTCATCCACGTTAATATCTGTTTTAGTCCCGTCGGGATTTACTACATAAATTTTTCTACGTTTTATCATGATGTCATTTTTCTAACATTAAATATAATTGAATTAATCGTAAATTCCAAGCATCTTGTTGTATTTGTTTCTCAACAAAATTCTCTGCTCTGCATTGAATACCATGTCTGATTTTTCAAGTCCTTTAAGTATCGTTTTGGCTATTTGGATTTTGTCTAAATACTCATCAAATGTCATTTTTATAAGTGGGTACTTTTTAACCATTTCAAACTTTACATACTCCCAATATTCCAACCCGTATCTTTCCCGAAGTCCTAAATCGTATTCATGTATGTTACCGCTTTTTTCACAGTTGCAATTGTAATCTTGTAAATGCAAATTGTGAAGATTGAAACGAATACTTCCATTAGATTGTACAGTGTGATAATGTCCCGCTTGTGGCGTTGTTTTGCCCCCACATGATATGCAACCACTTCCTCTATCAATCGCTCGTGCTATGGCATTAATTTCTCTTTCCAACGCCTTTTTTTGTTTCGGGATGCCGTCCAATACTTTTCGCTTTTCGGCATCCTGTTTTTTGACTTGTGTCTTTACAATCAATTTTGCTTTTAAAGATACCTTTTGGAAGTGCAACTTTCCCGCATCCGTTTCAAATAAAAAATCATGTAAGCAATTACTACACAATCCAAACGTCCTTTGTTTAGTTACTTTCCCGCATCCAATGACGCCGTTTGCTTTTCCGATGCCCTTACATGGCTTTGCTTTAATCTCTATCATAGTTCATTTTGCTTTCTAATATTATGAATTTTTCTATTTTCGTTGGGTTTTCAAACGATGCTTTATTCTCAACGTATTGATCTATTATTTTGGATACTGACGTCATTGATATTCCGACTTGGTCTGCAATGATTTGTAGTCTTTTATCATAATCATTCACGAATAAAAATATGACTTTTTGCTTCTGTTCAATACTAATTGCTTGTTTCATTATCGATTGAAATTTAAAGTTAATTCTTCGTTTGGCTCGGGTATTTCAACTCCAAAAAAATCTATTGCCCAAAACCTAATTTTGCTTACAAAATCCATGTGTTCAATCGTTGAAAGTTCTGTTGAAGATTTTATCCTCTCGCAAACCTCTCCCGTTTCTTCGTTTACCGATATAATTTCCTTTAAAAATTTTACTCGTAACATCAAATGAATATCGTCTATATCCATTGCGTTGCCTGTGTCAAGCATTGTGTTCTGCATAATTGGAATTACAACTCCCCAATAGTAATTGTTTTGGCGTTCCGAACGCTTTTTCATTACTTGCGAAATTACTATTTTTACTTCTTTGCCCTCTAATGATTTGACAACTTGTTGAATTCTATTTAAGTTCCTTTTGAATTTTCCATTTACGACGTCTGTAATAATCTCTATTTTCATACTATAAATTTTTCAAGACCCTTGGCACTTTTTAACATGCTATTCGCCCTTTGTTTTAAACTCTCGATTTGCTCTAAAATATCCGCATTGTCATTGCTCACGTAATACCCTTTGGAAGTCGCTATAATTGGTAAATCTCCAACACTTCTGATGTGGTTTACATACTTACGTAATCTTGGCTCTGTCATTTTTATTGCTATTTTCTTATATGCAAAAAAAACATTCATTGCCCCGACTATTTCGGGTGCTTTAATTGGGTTGTCTTTGGTTTTGGTTTTAAGGCCATTTATCAAAAATGGAATTATGCTTAATTCTATTTCGGTCAATTCCTGTGTGTGTTCTTCAAAATTTTTTATCATGATATTTTATTTAAAATGGAACGTTATCTTCTTGTTGCTTGTTTAATGGTTGGGTATAATCTTTTACTCGAATTTCGTCTGTAACAATGTACGGCAACCAATCTTCATCTATACTAAATTTAAAGTCATCAAACGGAATGTTTCTCGTGTATTCGGGAACGGCTAAAACATTCTCATCGTCTTTATCAATGAAAACAACTGTTTCGGCTTTTTTCAAAACCGCACTTCCCAAATGTCCTGTCGGCTTGTTGGATGCGAAATTTCTATGCAAAACTGTAATGATGTGGCTATTTGATTTCTCCGACCATTCTAATAACTTTTGTGCTACTGCATACGATTGTTCTTCGTCGTTTACATGCGTTACTAAATCGGCTACCCCGTCAATCGATGCCAAACCTATTTTGCCTTTAAATTCACTTTCCAAAAATATGTATTCAATGAATTGCAACCGTTCCTTAACCGTCAATCCTCTCAACGAAAATGGCTTGTAATTGTCGGGATTTGTGCCAACGATTTCTGCAACCCGTCTAAACACTTTTTGACAATGATACTTCGATTGCTCGGTATCTATTTCAATGACGTATTTGTCTTTAACATCATGTCCTTTAATTGTGGGAGCGTATCTATTTGCGTTCCCGCCTAAATACGACGCAATCAATAACGACTTCAAAAATGTTTTCTTTGATTTTGACGCCCCAACGATGCAACTAAAATCTCCATAACTTCCATATTGGGTTGGGTACTTATTTCCTTTATACGGATGCGTTCCTATACTCAACGCAATCGGCGGTTGCTTTAATTCTTCTTCTATATTGATAAATGTGCTATCAAACATTTTTCGGAAATCCATTCCTAACGGCTCGGCATCCAATTTAAACTGTGGTATCTCTATCATGGTAAATTCTTATAATGGTTTATTGCTTCTGTTATTTGATTATTCAATCCTTTTTCGACTTGTT